CGTGAAGCACTGGACATGATCCTAGAATATCGTAAATTCAAGTCTGATAAATGAGTGAAACTGTACTTGTAAAATCACCTTACAAGAAAGAAAATTATACAGAAAATCAGATAGCGGAGATTGTAAAATCCGCTACTGATCCTATATACTTTATTAGAGAGTATATGTGGATTCAGCACCCTATAAAAGGTCGTGTTAAATTTGAACTCTATGAGTATCAAATTGATCTGATTAACTGTTATCAAAATAATCGCTTTAGCATTAACATGCTGGGTAGACAAATGGGTAAATCAACCTGTGCCGCAGGATACTTGTTATGGTACGCAATGTTTGTACCAGATTCAACTATTCTTATTGCCGCACACAAATACACAGGCGCACAGGAAATTATGCAACGTGTGCGTTTCATGTATGAAAGTTTACCCGAATGGATCAAAGCTGGCGCAGTAAGTTATAACAAGGGCAGTATCGACTTTGACAACGGCAGTCGCATTGTCAGTGCTACAACAACAGAAAATACTGGTCGTGGTATGAGTATTACACTGGTATACTTAGACGAGTTTGCGTTCGTTCCGCCACGCATCGCCAAAGAATTCTGGACAGCACTAAGCCCAACATTGAGTACAGGTGGTAAATGTATTATCACAAGTACACCTAACCAAGACAACGATCAGTTCGCACAGATTTGGAATGAAGCAGTTAAAAATATAGACGAGTTTGGTAACCCAACACAAACAGGACGCAATGGCTTTGCTAGTATTTCGTATATTTGGAGTGATCATCCTGACAGAGATGAAACCTGGGCATATCAAGAACGTAACAAGATAGGCGAGGATCGCTTCCTTCGAGAACACGAATGTAAGTTTATTACTGCTGACGAAACCTTGGTCAACAGTCTAAAGCTACAGCACATAATGGGCATTGATCCTATAACTCGCATAGGACAGGTGCGTGTATACAAAGACATTGATAAAACAAAAACTTATGTTATGGCATGGGATCCTAGCCTAGGCACAGGCGGAGATTTTGCGGCCATTCAAATTTTTAGTTTACCCGAGTTTGAACAACTAGCAGAGTGGCAACATAATAAAACAGACATTCGCGGCCAACTAAGAAATTTAATAGCCATGGCAGAATGGATGAAGGATGCAGGCGTTGAAAACGATAAGCTGTATTGGAGCGTGGAAAACAATACCATTGGCGAAGCCGCATTGGTTGCTATCAGCGAATATGGCGAAGATAGAATACCCGGATTCTTTTTAAGCGAACCTGGTAAAAGTCGCAAGGGATTTAACACCGGACACAAGAGTAAATTATCAGCTTGTACCAAGTTGAAATATTACATAGAATCAGATAAAATGAAGCTTTATAGTAAAAATTTGATCTCCGAAATAAAAACTTTTGTTGCCAAAGGCCCTAGCTTTGCTGCCAAGGAAGGCGAAACAGACGATCTAGTTATGGCAACAATATTATGCGTTAGAATTGTAGAGCATTTAATGCGCTATGATGAAGCAACATGGAATTATTTGGTAGAAAGAAGCAGTGATGACTTCATTACCCCCATGCCTATCGGGGTATTATAAGACTAAAATTGGTAAATACAGTATGGCTATAAATTACAATACAGTTGCGGGCGAGCTTTTCAATCAGTTAGTAGGAACTGGTAATAATCTACAGGTTTTTGACGACACCGGAAAGCGCACTTTGAACGCAGAAGATGGTAGAAAATTTTATAGTAAAAATAATAAAATGTTGGTTTCTATAGATGAAGAAGCTAATACTATTCAGGTTAAATTTGGTCCCAGTTCTAATAAGGGTTTAGTTGATAAATTTGTTAATACTTTAAAGGACAGAGATAACGGAATAGCAAAAAAATATATTTTAGGAGTGGATGTTATGCCTTACAGTAATAAGGACATTGAGCCAAAAAATTTAATGGCAGAATCTTTGAGTGCCGCAATGGGTAGTGTAAAAACTAGCTATCAGCAAACAGAAGGTGCAAAATTAATTATACGACACAATACCCCAGTTAACGAAGAAATTCGTGGTAGTCGTAGTCGCCATATCAAGGCCTTGTTTATTGAAAACAGTCAAGGTGAACGTTTTAAATATCCTTTTAAACATCTACTAGCCGCTCGCACAATGACACAGCACGTGGCAGAAGGCGGAACTCCCTACGATGAACTAGGCAGTAAAATTGTTAGTTTGAGCGAAGAACGCGAACGCTTGTTAAAAGTTGCTAGTTATATCAAAAGCAACGGCCTACAAGAACAAGCAGGCGATATTGGATCTGTGGTTAAGAATCGTTTAGATGAAATCAAATCTGTGTTAAACAGATACAATCCAGATACGCTACGTAAAGATGTTTATGAAGATGACGCTTCGGAAGTTGAATCACTAAAAGAACGTTTGACAAAGAATGTATTTGATGAAAGCATACAAGATATATTGCCTAAATTAGGTGGTTACATCAAGGCATACAATCAGCGTCAAGCCGCTCAAGAAAGTTTTAACACATTGCAACAACGAGTCGAAATGGCAGAAAGTATTGCAGTTAGTTCGTTACCAGACACAGAATTGTTAGACGTTATGGTCTATGAAAGTCCAACAGTAAGTACCACCGAATTAATCAACATGGTATTGCCAGTGTTGGAAGATGAAGAGTTGAAAAACAACATCACCGCAGTTAACCAATATGTTCAGGAAGGTCTATTAGATGCTAGTCAAGTAGAAAACCTAACTAGAAGCATTATTGGTAAGGCCGCAGTTGCCGAAGCTAGTTTGAAGAGTGTAATGGCAAGTTTATCTTCAACCAAAATTTTGGAATCGGCGTTCAATAAATATTCGGTAAAACAAGTCTTACAATAAAAACTGATTGGCAAAATAAATACTTGTGTAGCAGGCAATAGTCTGTTATACTACGTTCACTAGATGAGAGTATCTAGTGTTCCAGGCAACTAAATTGGTTAAACCCTGGCATTTTTTAAAGGAAAAAACTATGGCTACAACATTAGCAGAAATTCGCGCAAGACTACTTGAGCAAGATAACCGTACCAGCGGTAACAAACAAGGTGGCGGCGACAACGCTATCTTCCCATTCTGGAATATCCCAGAAAATTCAACAACAACTCTTCGTTTCCTTCCAGACGCAGACGACACAAACACTTTCCCATGGCGTGAACGCCAAATGATTCGCTTGGAATTTGCCGGCGTTAAAGGCGGCGATGAAAGCAAACGTGTAACTGTTACAGTCCCTTGCATGGAAATGTGGAAAGAAACTTGTCCTATCCACGCAGAAATTCGTCCTTGGTTCAAAGACAAATCTTTGGAAGACCTAGGTCGCAAATACTGGAAAAAGAAATCTTATATTTTCCAAGGCTTTGTAATTGATACCAAGCTCCAAGAAGAAAACACTCCGGAAAATCCAATTCGTCGATTCATCTTGAATCCCAGCATCTTTAACATTGTTAAAGCGGCATTGATGGATCCAGAAATGGAAAGCCTATTCACTGACATTGAAAACGGCACAGACTTCCGACTAACAAAGACTACAAAAGGTCAGTACGCAGACTACACAACTTCTAACTTTGCACGTCGCGAACGTGGTTTGAATGAAGTTGAACGTGCATCAATTGAACAATTTGGTTTGTTTAATTTGAATGACTTTATGCCTAAGAAACCAACTAAAGAAGAAGTTGATGTCATTTATGATATGTTTAAGGCCAGTGTAGACGGAGAACTATATGACCCACAACGCTGGGGTCAATACTTCAAACCAGCAGGTGTAAGTTTTGGTAACAATACTGCACCTACTGCTGACAGCGACGATACTCCTGCTCCAGTGGTAAGTCGTTCTGCTCCAGCGGCCAAACCTACTGTGGTTGCAGAAGATGATGAGTCACCATTTGATGGCGGTAGCACTCCTGCTCCGAAAAAGAATGTTGAAGACATTCTTTCAATGATTCGCAATCGCAAGCAATAAACAAGGCTTGGGCCTCTGCAATAATTAACCGGTCAATGGTTATTGTACGCCCAAGTTTTCTATGCTTAAAAAAAGATTATTATCAAAAAGTAGGGAATATCCAATGACACTACCAGACGAAAGATATCGTGCTGTAATATGGGCAGGAAAGTTTTTACAAGAACTTGCTCATGATACTAAAAAGTATCCTAGAATCTCCAAGGCAGTTAGGCGTGAAGCCTATAGCATTGGTAGGCACTTTCCATCTGATTGGGATATGAAACGTGCCGCAGATGGTTCGCCTGAAGTTTTTCAAGAACGAATGGAACCATTGACAAGGATGCTGGAAGTATATAAAATAGAACAAAAGGAAGAACAACATGGCAACAGCTAAACAAGTAAACAAACTTGGTGACAAGTTAACAAAAGTAAATGAATCATTCACTATCAATCGCTATGACAACGGCTTTATGGTAGAAGCAGGTGGTCGCAATAAAAAAGGCGACTATGTCAACGCTAAAATCTTGTGCAATACACTAGATGAAGTCCTTGCATTAGTCAAGGAAGCCGGCGAGATGGACTTAGACGTTTAAAGGATATACAATGACAAAACCATTTGACGTAAGTAAATTTAGAAAAGAAATCACTAAGAGCATTGAAGGCCTTAGTATTGGTTTTAACGATCCCACAGACTGGATCTCAACAGGCAACTATACACTAAACTATTTGATCAGCGGCGACTTTTTCAAAGGCGTACCCATGGGCAAGGTCACTGTGTTTGCTGGAGAATCTGGCGCAGGCAAAAGTTATATCTGCTCGGGCAACCTAGTTCGTCATGCACAGGAACAGGGCATTTATGTTGTGCTCATTGACACAGAAAACGCACTGGACGAAGCGTGGCTACACGCCTTGGGTGTTGATACTAGCCAAGACAAATTGCTTAAACTAAACATGGCCATGATTGATGATGTGGCCAAGACTATTACAAAGTTTGTCTCGGACTACCGAGCAATGAACGAAGACGATCGTCCTAAGGTCTTGTTTATCGTAGATAGTTTGGGTATGTTGTTAACTCCCACAGACGTTAATCAGTTTGAAGCAGGAGACTTAAAAGGTGACATGGGCCGTAAGCCTAAAGCACTTACAGCACTAGTTCGTAATTGTGTTAACATGTTTGGTAACTTAAACATTGGTATGGTTTGTACAAATCACACTTATGCAAGTCAAGACATGTTTGATCCAGACGACAAGATCAGCGGTGGCCAGGGCTTTATCTATGCAAGTAGTATTGTTGTTGCTATGCGTAAGTTAAAACTTAAACTTGACGAAGAAGGTAACAAGACTACAACAGTTAACGGTATTCGTGCTAGTTGTAAAATTATGAAAACTCGGTATGCTAAACCTTTTGAATCAGTTCATGTACAGATTCCTTATGCAACAGGTATGAGTCCTTATAGCGGCTTATTTGACTTGTTAGAAGAACGTGGATCGTTGAAACGTGAAGGTAACAGTTACATTTATACAACCAAAGACGGCGAAATTATGAAGGCCATGCGTAAAGGATGGACCAACGAACTGTTGGACAAAGTTATGGCAGACATCATGCTGAGAGATTTGACAGCAGATGTAAATACAGCAACCGAAGTTGAGGAGAGTGTAGATGTTGCATGATGATGAAGTAAATCTTATTGTTGATGTATGGTCTAGTATTAAGACCTATGTTGACAAAAAAGAACGCTATGAAGCCGCTAGTACTTTGCTACGCACACTGGAAAATCATTATGAGATGGATAGTGTCAGCGAAGAACTATTAGGCAATGATAGTGTATTAGATGCTGTGATCAAAGATTTGTATGTTGTCGACGATATTGTCGACGATGAAGATGATTACAGTGAAGATAACTACGACAGCGACTACGACGAATGAGCGATTGGTACAGGATTGTCACAGCAGACTTGTCCAGGTTACCTGATTCAATCGTTTGGTATGAACAGCAATTACTAGAAGCCCGAAAGGAAGTAAGCCTTAAGGGCAATCTAGAAATGAATAGCCGCCTTATGCCAGGCGTAGTTGAACATAGGTTTAATCAGCTACAAGAAATTGAAGCCACCTTAGAGTGGCTCAATATTCAATTGCGTAAAAAACGTAGTGAAGTATTTCGAAAGTACACTGAAAATTATAATAGAGCGTTGACTAGTAGAGACGCTGAAAAATATGTAGACGGTGATGCCGAAGTTGTACAGTGGCAATTATTAATCAATGAGTTTGCCATGATAAGAAACAAATTCCTGGGTCTCATGAAAGCAGTAGATAGTAAACAATTTCAAATCAACAACATTACCAAATTGCGTGTTGCAGGTATGGAGGATACAACTCTTGGATAAAGTAATACGAGATGGAAAAGTAGCAGTACTTTATAGTCCTGGATATGGCGCCGGCTGGTTTAGTTGGCACAACAACATTGACTTGGTCTATGATCCTAGAATAGTTCACTATGTTGAAACCGGCGAGAAAGAATTGATTATTAGTTACGTTGAAGAAATGTACCCCGACACATACTGCGGTGGAGTTGAAGACTTAGAAATCGAATGGATGCCAGAAGGAACTCGTTTCAGAATCAACGAATACGACGGCAATGAAAGCATCGAATACGAGCAAGATGTTGGCTGGAATGTTGCTTAAAACCAAAGTATTACTTTTCCAATAATCACCAAAATTTGACAGAAATTCACTCCTGCGCTATAATAATGGCATAGTGTAACAAAACAGGAGTTGATATGTCCAAAGAAATCAAAATTAAAGTATTCGGCGACTCTGGTCATGCTTGGGCCCGTTTCCCTAAAGCTCGCTTGGTTAAACTTGGTATTGCTGACAAGATCACTCCTTACAGTTATCAAAATGGTGCTAATGCCTTTTTGGAAGAAGACTGTGATTTGTCCACACTGATTAACACTTTACAGGCTCAAGGTTTTAAGATTAAATTTCAAGAAAGTTATACCAACAAACGAAGCAAGATTCGTAGTTATAACTCTTATAGGGTTTGATATGGGTTGGATAGTTTATAACAAAGAAACCGGCCGAGGAGAACGGTATTACAAAACTGAATCCGTAGCCAAGTCACAGGTTACTCGCCATAACAAAGAAGTAGATTGGCGTGGTGTGCGAGTATCTGAATGGGCACATTGTTCATACCTTGACTATGAAGGTATTCTAATGGGAATGGATAATTCTACTTGGTGCATGTGGAAATTCTTCCAGCATGGAAAATTTGCCAATAAT